TGATGAATTCACAAGAGCTCAGTTTGTTGCTCTTGTAGAACCATTCTTACGCGATGTACAAGGTCGCAGAGGTATTTTGGATTATAGGGTTGTTTGCGATGAAACAAACAATACTGGCGATGTAATTGATAGGAATGAATTTGTCGGAGATATATACGTGAAGCCAGCAAAAGCTATCAACTTTATTCAACTCAACTTTGTTGCTGTTAGAACGGGTGTTGCGTTTGAAGAAGTTGTTGGTAGATTTTAATCAAGGAGAAACATAAATGGCTTTCAATATTAATGCATTTAAATCGGTAGTTAGTACTACCGATTTTGCAAGACCATCGTTATTTCAGGTATTCATTTCTACTCCACCAGGAGTTACTCCGCTAATTCCTTTCAGCCCATTTTTGGTTCGTTCAGCAAGCTTGCCAGCCTCTACAGTAGGACAGATTGCTATTCCATACGGTGGAAGAACAATCAAAATTGCAGGTGAAAGAACATATGGAGACTGGTCGACTACCGTTATGAATGATGAGGGATTTATCATCAGAAACGCAGTTGAACAATGGATTGATATTATCAACCAAAGAACAACTAACTTTAGAGCATTTCCTAGCGAGTACAAAGTTGATCTTACTGTATCACAATACTCTAAAAAAGGTCCTCCACTAAAGCTAATCAAACTTGTTGGATGTTTCCCAACAGCGGTTAGTGAAATTGGACTTGATTGGGGTACACCTGACGCGATTGAAGAATTTAGTATTACTTGGTCTTACGACTACTGGGAATGAAATGAGAGGGGCTCTGCCCCTCTTCTAACAAGAGGATAATATGGCCAGTTTGTTTGGGTACGAGTTTAGAAAGCAGGTACCAGAAGAGGAACCAGTTTCTTTTGCACCACCGTCTAATGATGACGGTGCTGTTGTTGTGGCTGCTGGTGGTGCTTATGGTACTTTTGTAGACTTAGAAGGTACTGCAAGAACAGAAGCAGAATTAGTAACAAGATATAGGGATATGTCTCTTGTCGCTGATGTGGAGCGTGCAGTAGATGAGATTGTAAATGAATCTATTGTTACGGACGTACGACATGATACAGTTAAGATAAATCTTGATAAATTAAACTATCCAGAAAACATTACAACTATTATAACTCAAGAGTTTGATAATATCAAAATGCTCTTGGATTTTGAAAATCAGGCATATGAAATTTTCAAAAAGTGGTATGTGGATGGAAGGTTGTACTACCATGCAATCATTGACGACGCTAATCCTCGTCTTGGTATTCGCGAACTAAGAAACATCGATCCTAGAAAGATCAGAAAAGTAAGAGAACAGAAAAAGAAAAGAGATCCTAAATCTCAAACTGTTCTCACACAAAATCAACGTGAGTATTTTATATACAATGAAAAAGGTTACAACGCGCAAGGAATTGGTAGTGGTGCAGTAGCTGCATCTACTACAGGAGTCAAAATTGCAAAGGACTCTATTGTTCACTGTGTGTCAGGTTTGATGGACAACAATGGCTCAATGGTGCTCTCTTATTTGCACAAAGCCATTAAACCTTTGAACCAGCTAAGAGTACTTGAAGATGCAACAGTAATTTACAGACTTTCAAGAGCTCCAGAAAGAAGAATATTTTATATTGACGTTGGCAATCTACCGAAGATGAAAGCCGAGCAATATCTTCGAGATATGATGATCCGTCATAAGAATCGGCTAGTATATGACGCATCTACTGGTGAGGTGAGAGACGACAGAAAATTCATGACAATGCTGGAAGACTATTGGCTTCCTCGTCGTGAAGGTGGTAGAGGTACCGAGATTACAACTCTTCCAGGAGGAGAGAATCTAGGTAAGATTGAAGATGTGGAGTACTTCCAACAAAAACTATACCAATCTCTCAGCGTTCCAGTAACAAGACTTCAGTCTGAGCAAGTTTATTCTATTGGACGTGCAACAGAGATCACAAGAGACGAAGTTAAATTTAGTAAGTTTATTAAAAGACTCAGATCTCGCTTTTCAATGCTTTTTCTTAAGTGCCTTGAAAAACAATTAGTATTAAAAGGAGTGGTGACAACTGACGACTGGAAATTAATGTCTCAGTTTATTGAGTTTGACTTTGCAAGCGACGACTATTACGAAGAACTAAAAGAAACAGAAGTACTAACTACAAGAGTACAGGTTGCAAGCCAAATGGCTCCGTACATTGGAAAGTATTATTCGCACGACTGGGTTAGAAAACAGATCTTCAAACAGAATGATGAAGAGATGTCAGAGCAGGATTCTAGGATAAAAGATGAGTTAAAAAACAATCTTTTATATCCTCCTCCACCAGAAGAGATTCAACAATAAATAGGAGATATGATGGAAGTCGAAACACAACAATATGAATTAAGTGATCTTGTGAAGCTTGCCTATGAGGATCAACCAGCTCAAATGCAGGATGTTTTTAATGAGCTGATGGGAAGTAGAGTTCAAAACTCTATCGGACAAAGAAAATACGAGATTGCACAGAATTTTTTTAATTCTGCACAAGAAGTAGATGCAGATTACGAAGAACAAGAAGAAGAGGATTTAGTAGATGGCCAAAACTCTTAAACAAATGCTGGAGGTATACGCTCCTAAGTCGAAAGACGAGAAGCGTTTTAAAGACAAGCACGTTGTCGCTAAGTACAAGCTGGATGAGCCTTCAAAGGACGATAAAGTTTTCACTGGAAGTAATGTGAAAGAAGTTGACAGAGAAAACACTCGTCATGGGTATAAGACCGGTAATGATGAAAAAGTCTATGAGCAACACGATTACACAGATGGTAAGATTGGTACTGTAGAAGTTATCCATCCAAAAGCCATTGTCGTAAGCCATGCAGGAAAAGGCAAGTACAAAGTTCACAAGGTTGGCAAAGAGTTTAGTGACGGTATCAAAGTTGGAGAGCATCTGACTGACTCTGAACTCGATGATGCTACAGAAATGGGTGCTAAGATCTATAACAGAAATACTCAGACCAAAACAAAAATCAAAGAAGAAGCTCTTGACGAGAAGAAACTTACTCCAGCTGAAATGAAGAAGCGTGAGCAAGTAGCAAAAGCTCTCAAGCGTGAAAATCCTAATATGCCAATGGCCAAGAAAATGGCAATCGCTACTGCTACAGCAAAACGTGTTGCTGAAGAAGATCTTCACGAGAGCGAAGACTCACATAAGGCGTTTCAGGATCATCATAATAAAGCTGCAAAGACAATCAAAGATATCACAAAGACACTTTCAGATCACTACAATACTGTAACAAATAAGAACCAGTATAATAAAGGTGAAGCTCAGTGGCATCATGTTAGTGCAATTAAAAACATCAACAGACAACTAGAAGATTTGCAGCAGGTGGTTGCTCAGGAAGTTGATTATAGCAAACCACCAAAGCCACTTAAAGAAGGTATTCAACTTGACGACGAAGGTCTTGAACTACTGAACATTGTGTACGACAGTCTCACAGACGAGAACAAAGTAGTGCTAGAAGATATTATCGAAAACAATCCAGACCAATTGGTTGAGTTCCTTGATCAGCTGGAGGTGGATAATGGCTAGAGTTCTTTCTAATCAGCTAGGTGGTAAATATGTTGTGCAGTGTACTGCCAACGATACAATTCAAGTTGCCTCTGCAAACGCTACTGCAAGTGAAACAGTAACTGGTCTAACTATCAATCAAGTGTGGTTCGGATTAGATTCTGGGTACTGGAAGATCAGCAGGGGAGCAAACACTCTCGTCATTTCAGACACAACTGGATACCTGGACTTTTCAGGTGCTGGTCAAGCACTGACTCTCGATTCAGCTGCAAATGTAGTTGTTAACTGCACAACTGCCAACTGCACACTAATCATAGATTTCACCAAGCAATCCTCATTCACTAGCGAGTACTAAGATGAAGTTAATTAGCGAAGTATATGAAAAGGTAAATTTCCTTATAGAAGAAAAGGAAGGTAAGAAGAACTTCTTCATCGAAGGTATCTTCATGGTTTCTGAAAAAGGCAATAAGAATAATAGAGTCTACAGAAAACATATTTTGGATAGAGAAGTTGAGAGATACAATAGAGAATATATTAAAGAAAACAGAGCATTTGGAGAATTAGGCCATCCACAAGGTCCTAACATCAATCTCGAGAGAACAGCTATTCTTATCAAGTCTTTAGTTAGCGAGGGAAATAACTTTATTGGCAAGGCCAAGGTTATGGAAACTCCTTATGGAAATATTGTAAAAAATATTATTATGGAAGGAGGAACTGTTGGTGTTTCTTCAAGAGGCATGGGTTCACTAAAGATGAATGACAGCGGCTTAAACGAAGTTCAAGACGACTTCTATCTTGCAACAGCAGCAGATGTTGTTGCCGATCCTTCTGCTCCAGGCGCATTCGTGCGAGGAATCATGGAAGGTGTTGAGTGGGTATGGGATAACGGAGTTCTTAAACCTCAGCAAGTAGAAGAAATGAAACAAACAATTCAGAAGGCATCAAGTAGAAACCTAGAAGAGGCCCAGCTTAAAGTCTTCAAGCAATTCATCAATTCACTGTAAATCTCAATTATATAAATAATAAAGATACTTTAAGGAGTAAACAAATGGCAACAAAACAACAACTAGATGAATTACAAGTGGGTGGTGGTGCTACTGGTGTCTCAATGGTTCCAGATGCTGGCACTAAGAAAACCACTTTGCCTAATTCTAAAAGTCAAGGTGACATGGCATCTCAGAAACTTGCTGGTGATCAAGAAGAAACAGATCCAGCAAATAACACAAAGCCAACTGGTGATATGTCTGCTCAAAATGCAGCTACTATCGCAACTAAACCTAGCGCAGCAGGTGCAAGCATGAAAGAACACATCGACGCAATGTTTAATGGTGAAGATCTCTCAGAAGACTTCAGACAAAAAGCATCAACAATCTTCGAAGCAGCTGTCCAGGCTCGCATTGCTGAAGAGTTGGTCTCTATTGAAGAGCAGTACGAACAAAAACTAGAAGAAGCTGTTTCTGAAATCGCTTCTGAGCTAACTGCTAAACTAGATGACTATCTAGATTACTGTGTTGAGCAGTGGATGGCAGAAAATGAAGTTGCTATCGAAGCTTCGCTAAGATCAGAAATCACAGAAGAGTTCATGGACGGTCTAAAGAACCTCTTTGCTGAAAACTATATTGAGATCCCAGAAGACAAGCTAGATGTTCTAGAGCAATTGACTGCTAAAGTCGAAGAGCTAGAGAACAAACTCAACAGCTCGATCTCTGAGAATATCGAACTCAACAAAACAATCGACGAATACACAAAGCAAGAAATCTTCGACAACGTTGCTGAGGGTCTAGCTCTTACCCAGGTAGAGAAGCTACGCCAGCTAGCAGAGGGTATTGATTTTGATGGTATGCAATCGTATCAGAAGAAGTTGGTCCTCGTCAAGGAAAACTATTTCCCAAGCCAGTCTCCTAAAGCTGCTGCAGCTAAAGAAGAAGATGATGCTATCGGAAACAATGATCTAGCAGAAGACACCCAGATCACTTTCCAGGATCAGTCAGTTAAGCGCTATTTCTCGGCTATTTCGCGCACAACAAAAGTATAAATAAGAAGAATTATTATCAACCCCGTAAGGAGAAGTAAAAATGATGTTAGCTGAAGAACTACAATCCAAATGGGATCCAATTCTGTCTCATCCAGATTTGGCTCCTATCAAGGATGCACATCGTCGTGGTGTTACCGCTGTTGTTCTAGAGAACACAGAGAAAGCACTTCGCGAAGCCAATCAGTATGTCCCACAAACACTTACTGAAGCCCCTACTAACGTAACCGGTGCTGACATTGACACTTTCGACCCAGTTTTGATTAGCTTGGTTCGTCGTGCAATGCCTAACCTAATCGCTTATGATATCTGCGGTGTCCAGCCAATGACTGGTCCTACAGGTCTTATTTTCGCAATGCGTTCGAAGTACAGCAATGCTACAAACAGCGCTGTTGAAACATTCTACAATGAAGTTAATACTTCGTTCTCGACTCAAGTTTCTGGTGCCAACACACTAGGTCAGAAGAATGTTGGTGGATATCCAGGTAACACAACTACCGGTACTGCTAACCTTGCTGAAACTGGTATCTACAACTTTGGCTCCGGCATGGCTACTGCTAACGCAGAAAGCAACAATGCATTTGCTGAAATGGCTTTCTCGATCGAGAAAGTTACTGTCACAGCTAAGTCGCGTGCTCTAAAAGCTGAGTACTCGATGGAACTCGCACAAGACTTGAAAGCAATTCATGGTCTTGACGCTGAGACAGAATTGTCGAACATCCTATCGGCTGAAATCCTTGCTGAAATCAACCGTGAAGTCGTTCGTACAATCAACGTAACAGCTACCCGTGGTGCTACTGAGAACACCACAACCACTGGACGTTTTGACCTCGACACCGACTCGAACGGTCGTTGGAGCGTTGAGAAGTTCAAGGGTCTAATGTTCCAAGTTGAGCGTGAAGCTAACCAAATTGCCAAAGCTACTCGTAGAGGCAAAGGTAACATGATCATCTGCTCGTCTGATGTTGCTTCGGCACTCCAGATGGCTGGTGTTCTTGATTACGCTCCTGCTCTAAACAGCAACAATCTAAACGTCGATGACACAGGCAATACTTTTGCTGGTGTTCTCAATGGACGTATCCGTGTCTACATCGATCCATATGCAACTGGTAACTACCTAACTGTTGGTTACAAAGGTTCGTCGGCATTCGATGCTGGTCTCTTCTACTGCCCATATGTTCCACTACAGATGGTCCGTGCTGTTGACCCAGACACCTTCCAGCCTAAGATTGGTTTCAAGACACGTTATGGTATGGTTGCTAACCCATTTGCAGAGGGTGCAACAGTTGGACTTGGCGCATTGACCAAGGACAGCAACGTCTACTATCGTCGTGTTCTAGTTGACAATCTAATGTAATAGTAGTTAGAATAATAATTATATAATCATGCTTTAAGGGGGCTCACAAGGCCCCCTTTTTTTGTTTGGATAAATAGAAAGAAAAAGGATCAACCATGAGTGCTGTAGATAATACACCCACAAATAGAAACTTTCTTTCTCCTTTAAACTTCAAAATGGTGCTTCAAAGAGCACCAATGATCTCGTTCTTTCTTCAGTCGTTCTCACTACCAGGATTGACATTTGAAGGTCCAATGACGATGCCTACACCTTTCGTCAAGATACCTTTACCTGGAGATCACCTCAACTTTGCTCCGCTAACAGTATCTTTTGCTGTTGATGAGGATATGAAAAACTACTTGGAGATATTCAATTGGATTTCAAGTATCGCAGGTCCTGCTTCTTTAACGCCTGGTGAAGTAAACACACTTTACGGTCTTGACAATTCAATTGGAACCGATCCCCTTAGTACCATCAGGTCTGATATTAAAATACTAATTCTATCAAGTTCAAAGAACCCAAATATTGAGATTACTTTTAAAGATGCTTTTCCATCTGCATTGGGAGAAATGTCTTTCGCAACAACCTCATCATCTGTCAACTATCTTGAGTCTACAGTGACATTTGAATACATTAAGTACGAGATTGTCAAGTTATAGTTGACCTTTTAATAAAAATACATTATACTCTCCTGCAGAATAGGAGAACTTTATGAAAACAGAAGAGCTGATTCAAGAGTGGGAAAGAGACAGCATAATAGACAGTACAGAACTTGGAAAAGAGTCGCTTCGAATTCCTCAACTCCACTCAAAATATCTTAAAGAGTTTTATATGGCAAAGACTCTTCTTGCAAAACTTACTCAAGAATACAAATCGCTATATAAATTGAGATATCAATACTATCAGGGAATTCTACCTAAAGAAGATCTTGATCAACATGGGTGGGACCCACAGCCGCTCAAGATATTAAAGTCAGACATACCAATCTACATTGAGTCGGATGATCTGCTACAGATCCAGCAACAAAAGATTAAACTAATAGAAGATAAAATAGAATTTCTTGAAAATATTATCAGAACACTCAACAACAGGGGATACCTTTTGAAAAATTGCATTGAGTGGGAAAAATTCAAAATGGGATTATGATAAAGATTGAAAAGTTCAATGAGACTTACATCAAGGTACATTGTGAGGATGATATTGCCCAGCAACTGGGTGATTACTTCACTTTTGAAGTACCTGGTGCTAAGTTTATCCCAGCAGTCAGAAATAAAAAATGGGATGGTAAGATAAGACTTTTCAACTCTGGTACGCACCACATATATGCTGGACTAATTGATTACGTAACCGATTTTGCTGCACAAAATGAATATGACGTTGAATTATTGTCTGACTTTTCAGACAATAAAGAAAAAATAGATCTCGAGAAATTTGTTGAAGATATCGGTGCAGCGAAGACACCAAGAGACTATCAATTTGCTGCTCTTGATCATGCTATCAGAAAACAAAGAGCACTGCTTCTTTCTCCCACTGCATCAGGTAAGTCGTTAATCATTTACCTTCTATGTAGATTCTACAATCAAAAAACTCTTATTATTGTTCCTACAACAAGTCTTGTTCATCAGATGTACTCTGATTTTGAAGAGTACGGGTTTGATTCAAAGAGTAACTGCCATATGATATTTTCAGGGCAGGAGAAAGAAACAGATAAACAAATTTATATTTCTACGTGGCAGTCAATTTATAACATGCCACGTAAATGGTTTCAACAGTTCAATGTTGTGATTGGTGATGAGGCTCATTTATTCAAGGCTAAATCACTTACAACAATCATGCAGAATCTAAGCAGCTGTAAGTATAGGTTTGGATTCACGGGCACCCTTGATGGTTCACAAACCCACAAACTTGTTCTTGAAGGGTTGTTTGGTACAGTAAAAAAAGTAACAACAACTGCTAGTCTGATCGAACAAAAGCATCTCTCTAACTTCAAAGTTAAAGCTGTTGTTCTTAAGTACGACGATTACTATAAGAACCTAATGAAGAATGCTTCTTACAGAGACGAGATAGCGTTTCTTGTTAACCACATACCAAGAAATGAGTTCATATGCAATATAGCAGCCAATCTAAAAGGCAACACACTTATACTGTATCAATATGTTGATGCGCATGGAAAAGCACTTTACGACATTTTAAAAAACGATGTTAAATATGATAAACCACTTTTTTTCGTTTCTGGTCAGGTATCTGGTGAGGATAGAAATTCTATTAGAAGAACTTTGGAGCTGGAAGCTGATTCGATTACTGTCGCTTCTTATGGCACTTTTTCTACTGGCGTCAATATTACGAACTTGCACAATATCATTTTCGCTTCACCTTCAAAATCAAGAATCAAGGTCTTACAGTCCATCGGACGCGGACTACGAAGAGGATCAAAAAAAGACACAGCCTGCTTATACGACATAGCAGATGATTTGCAGTGGAAACATCGTCCTAATTACACACTGAAACATTTCGTAGAACGAGTAAGGATATATAGTGAAGAAAGGTTCGAATACAAAACGTACTCTATCGACCTCAAAGGATAAAGATGGTAAAAATTGTCAAGCTCCAAAATAATGTAGAGATTATAGGCAATATTGACTTGGTTGATGGTGAAAAGGTAGTTGTAGAAAACCCATTTAGCATTAATTATATGATTTCTCCAAGAAGTGAAAGACCAATTGTAGGACTACTAAGGTATATGCCGTTTGCAGAAAATCGAGAAATAGAATTTAAGATGAGTGATGTTTTGCATGTAGTAGATGCAAGGCAGTCAATGTCAAACTACTATTCAGCTGTACTGGCAAATCACATTGGTGAAATAGATGATACGATTGATCGCGAATTGGAGCAAGTTGCTGAGATAGAGTCCAGTACACACAATACTGAAGAACCCACAGACTTACTATCAGCAATGCTTGAAAGAATAAATTCAAACAATAACCTACATTGACTATGGCAGAACATTATATTGATAATAAGACTTTCTACGAAGCTATAAAGAAATACAAAGAAAGTGTCCTACTTGCTGAGAAAGAAGGTAAAACAAAACCTAGGGTTCCTAACTACATTGGAGAGTGTATTTTACTGATAGCGAACCGACTTGCAACCAAACCAAACTTCATCAACTACTCATACAAAGATGAAATGGTTGCAGATGGAATTGAAAATTGTATGATGTATATTGATAACTTTGATCCAGAAAAGTCAACCAATCCTTTTGCATACTTCACACAAATTATATACTTTGCTTTTTTAAGAAGAATACAAAAAGAAAAAAAGCACTTGTATATCAAACACCAAGTCCTCAAAAACTCTCTCATTTCAGACGAACTTTTTAATATGCAGGATGGGGACGATTTCGATGGTTCCACAGTAGAGAACATTGTAGATAACGATAAGATGAATGATTTTATCAAGTCTTTTGAGGAAGGACTCGAGAAGAAACGAAAGTCTTCACAAAAGGTTGGACTAGAAAAATACTTCGACGAATAATATGAAAATAGCTTTAATTACAGATACGCATTTCGGAGCAAGAGGGGACAATGGAGCATTCGATAGACACTTCAAGAAGTTTTATGAAGAGACATTTTTTCCAACACTTGAACGAGAATCCATACACAGGGTGGTTCACCTTGGCGACATGTTCGATCGCCGTAAGTATATTAATTATCTTACTCTCAACAATTGTCGCGAGTATTTTTTCGATAATCTGGTTCGTATCGGGGCTACTCTGGATGTTATCGTGGGTAATCACGACGTGTTCTATAAAAACACAAACAAAATAAATTCACCAGAGTTGCTACTGAAAGAGTACGACAACATCACCGCGTGGAAAGATCCATCAGAAGTTGTTATAGGCGATATTGAACTGTTGTTTCTTCCATGGATCACTTCAGATAATTATGAACAGTCTATGAAGATGATAAAGAAGACTAGTGCAGAAGTTTGTTTTGGTCATCTCGAGATTGCTGGGTTTCAAATGTATAAAGGACATAAAAATGACCATGGATTCGACGCCTCAATATTTAATAGATTTGATGCTGTTTTTTCTGGGCACTTTCATCACCGTTCCACTAGTGGTAATATCACTTATCTTGGAAACCCTTATGAACTCACTTGGGCTGACTACCAAGACCCAAGAGGCTTCCACATCTTCGACACAAGCACACGAGAGCTGCAATTTATAAAAAACCCAGTAAATGTATTTCACAAGATATTCTTCAACGATTCATACACTATACAGAACTATGATCATCTCAAAGATTGTTTTGTTAAGATCATAAACCAGAGTAAAGAAAGTGTACTTCTTGATATGCTTGTTGATAAGTTAGAGAAAGCAGACGTAGCAGATCTACAAGTTGTAGAAGATCACCACCATTTAGATCTACAAGATGAACAAGAAATAATTGAGGATGCAGAAGACACTCTTTCCATTCTCACAAAGTTCTGTGATCAAATAGACACCGATGTAGACAAGACAAGACTTAACTCGCTGATGAGAAATTTATACAGTGAAGCACTAGATTTAGAATCCAATTAACGTCTATGGGTGAATGCTAGTATGTGTTATCCACCCGGAAAGCTGCCAGACTTTCACAGGACCTAGCATTCGCCCACCCTTTTTGCTTTATGATCTTATTTAAAAATATCAAATGGAAAAACATTCTATCCACAGGTGATGCGTGGACAGAAATAAGTTTTACCAGATCAAAATCTACACTGATTGTTGGAGAGAATGGTGCTGGTAAGAGTACTATTCTTGACGCTCTTTGCTTTGCCCTTTTTGGCAAACCATTTAGAAAAGTCAATAAGTCTCAACTAGTCAATTCAATAAACAAAAAAGGACTCTTAGTTGAGGTAGAATTTTCTGTAGGTAGAAAGAACTACACCATAAAAAGAGGGATCAAGCCTAACTTTTTCGAAATATATTCCGATGGTGAAATGGTAAACCAATCATCTGAAACAAAGGAGTATCAAGAGTATCTAGAAAGGAATATCCTCAAACTAAACTTCAAGTCGTTCTCACAAATAGTTATTCTTGGCAGCGCTTCGTTTGTTCCATTTATGCAGCTGACTGCTGCTAATCGTAGAGAGATTATTGAAGATCTGTTAGACATTCAGATCTTCTCGACGATGAATTCTTTACTCAAAGAAAAGGTGTCTCAGAACAAAACAGATCTTCAGGAAATAACATACGAAATGAAACTTGTTGGTGAGAAGATTGAGATGAATAAGAAGTTAATCCAGTCTCTCAAAGAAAACAACAAAGGGGAGGAAGAGAAAAAGATTCAGAAGGGGATTGAGGTATCTGGTAATTTACAGCTTGCTTTGTCAGAACTTAAAGCCAATCAAGATTCAGTTGAGCAACTAAGAAAAACAATATCTGATCAGGAACAAGTAGACGAGAAACGGTCGAAACTAATATCTCTCAGACAGGACCTGCAGCAAAAGATCAATCATATCAATGCGGATGTAGATTTCTTCGATAAGCATGACAACTGTCCTACCTGCAAACAGTCTATTGATACAAACTTCAAACATACAACCGTTACTGAAAAACAGACACTTCTCACTGAGTGTACATCATCAATTGAAAAGATCAATGCTAAGTTATCTATTATAGAACAGCGTAACAAAGAGATTGCAGATGTTCTTTCTATCATAGATGAAAACAACTCAGCTGCTAGGGATATTCAAACCCAGATTAAAATTTATGAAGCAACACTAACTCAGTTACGCCAAGAAGTAAAAGACTTAAGAAGTAAAAACAAGCAGATTGAAGTAGATAACACAGAGCTAGACACTCTCAAAGAAGATTTAAAACAATCAATTACAACAAAAGAACAACTTCTTGCTGATAAATCCATACTTGATGTTGCATCGGTACTTTTAAAAGACTCAGGAGTAAAAACTAGGATTATCAAGCAGTATGTTCCCGTAATAAATAAACTCGTAAACAAGTATCTTGCTGCAATGGACTTTTTTGTTAACTTTGAGTTAAATGAGAACTTTGAGGAGACTATAAAGTCAAGACATAGAGATGAGTTCAGCTATGAATCATTCTCTGAGGGTGAGAAGATGCGTATTGATCTTGCTCTACTCTTTACATGGAGAGCAATCAGTAAAATGAGGAACTCTGCATCTACAAACTTACTAATTATGGATGAAGTATTCGATAGCTCTCTTGATAATAATGGTACAGAAGAGTTCCTAAAAATTATCAGTACATTAACTTCCGACACAAACCTATTTGTTATATCTCACAAAGGGGATCAACTTTTTGATAAGTTCCACTCTGTGATCAAATTCCAAAAGCATAAAAACTTTAGCACGATGGTGAAATAATGATATATGATCTTGTACCTCCTGACCATCCTCTATTGAGGACCAAACTTGAGAGGTTTAATTTTACTGATCCCCCCATCAATCCTCATGAGTTGGCTAACAATCTTATTGAAACGATGGTGCACTATCAAGGGATCGGTCTCTCAGCTAATCAGTGTGGTCTTCCTTATCGAGTTTTTGTTTTGTGGTCTAACCCAACAAAAGTCATGTTCAATCCTACCGTGGCAGATGTATCAACCGAAGATATTTTGCTTGAAGAAGGATGCTTGACTTATCCCAATCTTTTTATTAAAATCAAGAGACCTAAATTAGTCAGAGTCCGTTACATGGATTCTTTTGGTGAAGCACATACAGACAAATTTACTGGGATGTCCGCTCGTTGCGTTCTTCATGAGGTGGATCATCTGAACGGTGTTAACTTCACTCTCAAAGCCAATAAGTTTCATTATGATCAAGCGATGAGGCAGAGGAGCAAGAGAATGAAATCATATAAGGTGCCTACATATGAGCAAAATTAAAGTAGCAGAATTATTTTATAGTCTTCAGGGTGAAGGAAAATACGTTGGGGTACCTAGTGTGTTTCTTCGCACTTTCGGTTGTAACTTCACGTGTAGTGGATTTGGAATGCCATCAGGTCAACTTTCTACGGAACGCGAAGCAATTGTAAAGAACATTGACCAGTATAAATCGTATAATGATCTGCCTCTTGTTCATACAGGCTGTGATTCATATGCAAGTTGGGATCCAAGATTCAAGCACCTGTCTCCGCTGTTTACTACAGACGAGATTGTTGATAAGATTATGACACTTCTTCCAGAACAGAAGTGGAACAATGAACATTTAATTATTACTGGTGGTGAGCCTTTGCTTGGGTGGCAACGGTCTTATGAGGATTTGTTGAATCATGAAAAGATGGAAGGTCTTTCATCACTTACTTTTGAAACAAACGGAACACAGAAGCTAACAGAAGATTTTAAAAAGTATCTATACAAATATTCTAGGTTACACAAAGGAAGCACAGAGATTGTTTTCTCTGTCAGTGCTAAGTTAAGTCCGTCAGGTGAGAAGTGGGAGGAGGCAATTCTTCCGGATGTTGTAAAAGAATATGATTGGTATGGTGAAGTGTATTTGAAGTTCGTTGTCGATAAAGAGACAGATATATACGAAATCGATAGAGCAGTTGCTGCTTATCGTGATGTCGGTATTCGTGGTGATGTTTATTTAATGCCAGTTGGTGGTACTGACCAACTTTACTTTAACAACTACCGAGCAGTTGCAGAGATGGCAATGAAGCGTGGCTGGAGATACAGTCCAAGACTACAGGTAGATATATGGAGAAACGCATGGGGAACATGATTTATGGACATTACAACGGATGATTTCTTCAAAGCAGTGGCTTGTCTTCATCAGCAAATCAGAAACTCTGAGGATACGTTTGACAGCGTTGTTGGGATCTCTCGTGGGGGCCTTATTAGTGGCGTTATTCTCTCTCACCGTCTTGAGATTCCTTTTCGACCTATTGAATGGTCATTAAGAGATTCTCATAGAAAATATATTCCACCCGATATCATTGTTGATGCGTGGGAAGGTAAGAAGATACTTCTTGTTGATGATATTGTTGATAGTGGGGAAACAATAGTAACAATTAAGAATCGTTTTGGAGATTCTTCTAAAAATGTTAAAGTGGCCTGCCTTGTCTACAACAAAGAACAACAGTTAGTTATACCAGATTTTTGGTATGAATCTATTGACAGGAATGAGGATAAGGATTGGGTCAATTTCTGGTGGGAATCTAAATAAATTCTCATAGCGGCCTTTCTGGACTTCATCCCGCTTTATAAATTCTGCAGGCCTATATCTCATATAGGAGAATTTAATGTCTCAAACTATGTTTCCATCAAAAACATACAAATATGTTTCAACAAAAGAATACCATGATGCATTTCCTTGCGCTTATAGGCAATGGCGTGCAGATTCGCATTGTAATCTGATTCATGGTTATTCCTTTTCAATGAAGTTTTATTTTGGTACAGATGATCTTGATGTTCGTAACTGGGCGGCTGATTATGGTGGTCTGAAAGAGCTCAAGGGTGTTCTCGAGAGTCAGTTTGATCATACCTTGCTTGTTGCGGAGGATGATCCTGAATTGGATTTGTACATGGAGATGCAGCGTAGAAACATTGCCAAGCTAACCATTCTTCCAAAGTTGGGGTGTGAAGGTCTAGCAGACCAACTTTACAAATACGTAAATGGTGTATATATTCCTGACTACTGGGGTCCTGGTGAAGCCGATCGCCTTTGGTGCTATCGTGTAGAAGTTCGTGAGACACAAAGCAACATGGCTTTCCGTGAAGGTCATCGTGAATGGAATGAGGACTTGTTTGCGTGATAAAAAGATCCCAAGTATGGTTTTCTGGTGGTAGAGTCAGGAATACTCCTTTCGATACCTCTAAGAGACATATTAGAAAACAGTTTCCCTGGGTACCAGATGGCGTATATGATCACTCTGGTTTTCAAATACGGTATGAAATTCAACAAGGTTTTATACTCACCTGTATATCAAAAATGTGGATTGACAACGGTGGGCCAGACGATGCAGACGTGGCGTTGAGACTACCATGGGGAACATACTTAGATATTCCACCTAAACCCTAAGATGTATTAAAGTAAAAAATAATTATCATGAAAAGGGAAAACTGGTTCGCTACTCCCGTTTGGTATGATGATACTGATGTGCCAGATGCAGTAGTCGAGCAAATAGCTAGCAAGTGGATATCTTTGTCACGAGATGTGCAATCAGCAAGTGTATCTAATGTTGGTGGATGGCAAAGCCATAGTCTGACATATGATGAATGTGATTCTTTTGAGAGAGAGTTATTTCATCATGTAGACCTCGCTGCTGACTTTATACACGAAGACTATAAGATAAAGAATAAAATAGTTCTCGGCAATTGGTGGGTTAACATTAACGGGTATGGTAACTACAACAGGCTCCACATACACGGAGGAGTTTTGTCTGGAGTTTTTTATGTGAAAACTGCTAAAGCTGACTCAGGATCCTTAATTTTCCACAGACCTTCTTACATGTACGAGGTTGCATCCTTTACTACCACCGATTTAGATTCTACAGCTTTGGAAGTTAGTTATGAGCCTTTGGATAAGAGATTGATATTGTTTCCTGCGTGGATACCCCATAGCGTAAATGCTAATTTTTCTGACCAAAAGCGAGTATCTATTGGGTTCAACTACGTCGTGGCACAGGGGTTATAGGATGTTACATAAATGTTAACTATTACTATTTTAGTAACTGTTGACCTATGATGAACTTATCTATATGATAAGGGTTCCTCACCGAAAGGTGGTTTTGTAATGGAGAACATCATGGCGAAAAAATCAAAAGTAGATCCAGACACGGGTTACACCCCAGAAGAGCAGCAAGAGAAGTTCAAGGAGATCTTCTCTGCAAAAAAGCAGTCAAAGCAGAAGCCACAGACCAAGCGAAAAGTACATCGCAATCCAATGGTGGAAGCAAAAAGCGAAGCGGATCTAAAGGCAAAAGCAGTGGCTCTGTATGAAGGTGGTAAGGGTCCAAAAGAGGTTTCCAAAGAACTCAGTATCAGCTATGCTAGCGCATATTACTACAAGCGCTTTGCTGGTTCTTCTGTTAAGAAAGAGCGTTTGAAAAAGTCGATGGAACGCGTGTGAGGTGATTAGTGGGGTGCGACACTTCAACGCACTTAGGGCCGGAAGCTTAATTGGTATAAGCGTCCGACTCATAATCGGAGGACAGTGAGTTCGAGTCTCACCCGGCCCACCACCTGATGGAGATAATATGGAAAAGAAGTGGACATTGCCAGTACTAGAAAATCAAAACGGTGAGCTCTATATTGAACTCAATGATGAGATTCTCGAAGGGTCTGGTTTGAATATTGGTGATACGTTGAACTGGAAAGACAACAAAGATGGATCTTACAGTCTCACAAAAGCTGAGGGTGATCTCTTCGTTGTAGATTCCATTAGCGTGTTTCACATCAGGCATGTTGTGAGAGCAAAGAATGCAGAGCACGCGATGGACGAGGTCGTGTGTGATAACGGTAATCTAAGAGAGTTTAGCCAGAAGCATGTCGATTGTAATATTATTGATGCACGAAAGATCACTGCAGAGGAGTATCTGAATATGTTTGATAAGGATAACTCATACCTATCCAGCTGGTCTGAAGATAAAAAGTTGGAGTTCATTAATACCATTGACTACGAGAAGCACTACAAATCATGAAAGTTATTGAGAAGTGGTACGAGAGGCTGCTAGGATATGACTGGCACTATCGACTAAGATCACGGTTTACTTTTCTTGAATGGCTGTTCCTAGCAGCAGCTATTGTGTTCATTGTTTGGTGGCTCTATGACTGGTTAATTTTAGGAATACTATGATGGATACTAATTTACGGCGTGGTTTTTTAAAGAATCTTGGATTCCTTGGTGCATTTGCTTCCGGTGCTGCATCAGCAAAGATCGTTATTGAAGAAAAGCTACCAGAAGTTAAGCCAGAACCAAAAGAAGATATATCTCATCTGGCACCAGAGTTTGGTGATCAGTTCGTATTACAAGGTAATCGAAAGTACAAAGACTATTCAAATTTAACTGTAGATGGTATTTCTACCTATGGTATTCAAAGTTGGGAGTATGCAAATAGAGTGCAGCTTGGTGTAGGCAAAGATAATCGTCTTTAGCTACAGATTGGTGATAGCTGGCACAGGGTAGCACTGGAGTCCAGATGAAAGTAAACATAGGATGCTACAAGAACTGGATTGGTCCGTACCAAATAGCTGAGAAGTTGATGTTCTGGGCTGATAAGTACGAAGACGATCGAGTACATAGACTTGGTGATCTTCTGGATAAAATTCCAGGACTCACCAAGTTTTGTTTGTGGGTTGATAAACACAGACAGCGCAATGTTGAGGTACGCATTGACAAGTGGGACACGTGGTCAATGGATCACACACTCGCTCTTATCATTTTACCAATGCTGAAACAGTTACAAGAAACAAAACATGGATCACAGTTTGTTGATGATGAGGATGTACCTGAAGAACTAAAATCCACATCTGCTCCCCCTAAGGAAAATGAGTGGGATACTGATGACAACATTCACAAAAGATGGGACTGGGTTCTTAAAGAAATGATATTTGCTTTTGAATGTAAGCTGAATGATAACTGGGATGATGAGTTTTGGACCGGAGAATGGGGGGAATCCACGTTCGTTGAGACAGGTGAAGAGCACTTTAATTCGTTGACCAACAAATCTGAAAAGTTGTATACTATGCATAACACAGGTAATCGTACTTGTGACTGGGAAGCGCGTCAAAAGGTTCAAAACCGTATTACTAATGGTTTCAGACTTTTTGGCAAATATTATGAAGGACTTTGGGATTAATCTATATCATGAAAACTTTATACGTTGTACTGCTAGCAGCTGCAATTACAGGTTGTTCGAGTCAGAAGATGGTAAAGATTCCGGATTCAAAAGGAACTGTGCCAGAGTGGTTTGCTGCTGAGCCAGAAAAGCAAGGTAGTGATATCATTGTCACTGCAACAGATACTTCTCGTGATATGCAGTTTGCGATTGACAAAGCAATGCTACAGGGCCGTGTAGAGCTTGCTAATCGTATTGGTGTTCGTGTTGATTCTCTTGTTCGTGAAAGCGTCAAAGAAGATTCCGGTGCCAAGATGAAAGATGTTGATCGCGAAGTTGATCGTGTATCCAAGCAGGTAACAAATCAGATGTTATCAATGTATACGCGTGAGAAGCTAACAGTGATGAAAGAAGATGGTGGGTTCCGTGCTTTCGTCATGTTGAAAATTTCTGAAGATCAGAGTAGGAAACTTTTTGAGTTGAATCGCCGCAATCCAAAGAATCGTGACGAACAGTTCAGAGAGCTGGAAGTACTTACTCGATGATCAACGAAAGATATATAGTAAATTAGAACCCGAGTTATACTCGGGTTTTTTATTGTTAAATTAAAATGCCAAATTCTTTTTTTATTAGCGACACTCATTTTGGTCACACAGGTGTATGTAAGTTTCTCAGAGATGATGGAACAAAACTTCGTCCGTGGGATGATCCAGATGAGATGGATCAGGCTATGATCGAGAATTGGAACAAGACTGTCCGACCGAATGATAAGGTGTACCATCTTGGTGATGTGGTGATCAATCGAAAATCATTGAAGACACTTGCTCTTCTCAATGGTGATAAGGTTCTGATCAAAGGTAATCATGATATATTTAAACTTAATGAGTATACAGAGTTCTTTCGCGATATAAGAGGGTATCATGTTTTAAATGGCATGATCCTTAGTCATATTCCGATCCACGAAGAAAGCATTGCAAGATTTGGTGTTAACATTCACGGACATTTGCACTACAACCGTGTAAAGAAGAATGGTGAGATTGATCCTCGCTATTTCAACGTGAGTGTAGAGCAGATTAACTATACCCCCATTTCAATTGACGAACTGAGACAGAGAGTGATTGAACAGGGTGGACAAGTGAATTTCAGGAGCTAATTATGTCAGGCAAAGGAAGCAAACCAAGACCTTATAGTGTTGACCAAGAAACTTTTGACAAAAATTGGGATGAGATATTCACTAAAGAAAAGAAAATGACACGTGAAGAAGCCCTGCAAGAAATGGTTAGAATCAGTGAAGAAATGGGATTATATATAGATGATCCTATCGATAATCCGTTAATCAAGAAATAATCCCGGTGTAGTGTAGTGGCAACACGTTGATCTCCAAAATCAAAATTCGCGGTTCGATTCCGTGCACCAGGGCCATTGACATACATATAAATATAATGTATAATCTTTTTGCCGGAGGAAAAATAAATGCAGAAGTTCTCTAGTTACCTTCTGAACGAGGAAGAGAGAGTTAATGACACTCGTAAGACCCAGGTTGCAACAACTGGTGGTACCTATGAGAAAACAGGTAAGTTCCTCCATCCACTTCTACAACCAAAATCCAAGATCATTAGCATTGGAGCAGGGTTGGAACACACCAAGGTAGCTTTACAAAGAGGTCTTGGTGGTGAGAAGAGTACTCATACAATCCACGATATGGAACCTAATCCCGAAGGGAGAAAGGTAAAACCAGAGTACACCAAAGCCGAGGATATCCCT